CCATAGAATCGGTTCGCTCGCTGCAAGTGTTACGTCTCTGTCTATCGCAGAATTAATTAAGTCCATAGGGATAACGGTATCGTCATCTGCCTTTGGAAACTGACCCATGACTTCTACCCTAGATACGGTAGAGTCTTCTCCGTACTGTTCTATCATTTTCTGGAACAAGTCTTTGTCTGTTCCTTCTACGTCACGAGAGTCTATTTGTTCCGACTTCCAAAAGGCACGTTTGGAGTGGAAGCTGTCGTAGAAAGGCCCTGAATTTCTTCTGGGGTTAGAGAAGGTAAACCAGAAACGATTGGGGGTAGGCTCTGAGAAGAAACCTTCTGACACAGAGTAGATGGGTGCGGGTATACCTGAAGCCTCATCCATAATAAGGCACACACCGTAGCTGGAGTGAATACCAGCGAAGGCATCTGGGTTTTCTTCTGACCAGAGCTGCGCTTGTGCGTAGTAGTAGCCCGTGTCTATTTTTAAGTCTCTAACGAGTGCTTCTTCAAACCAGGCTGCGGGTTTGATGGTTGTTGCTGTCTTTTGGAACCAATGAGAATGTATGGAGAGTGTGAGCCACTTACCGAGTTCCGCCCATGTTCTTGAGCGTAGCTGTTGTTCGGTGTTGGCGGTGACGATGACAGTTGAGCCAAGGCGAGTGGAGAGCATCCATAAGATGATCCATGCGACTAAGGCAGACTTACCTATTCCACGACCTGATCCGACTGCCAAGCGAAACATCTCTGGCATATCAATAGAGTTGTTACGCTGTATGTGTATTGCAATATCTCGCAAAATTTTTTCTTGCCACTTTCTTGGCCCTTCAAAGTTCTCGAGGGGGGTGTCCTTTTGACCCCAAGGGAAGACAAAGCGGACAAAGTTTAGAGGATCATCTTTTATGTTAAGTGACCAGAGAGAGGTCATCAGTTCTTTTTCTTCTTGTGGACTGTATTTCATTTTTTTATAAAAATTTTATTTCACACTATACGTTGACTGTGCCCCGCCGATATAACTTGACTGGGGGTCTTGAATAAGTAAGTAAGTACTCACTATCGCTAAAAGGCTTTAGTTATGGGGTAACAGGTGAGGCGGTGAACAGTTGCGGAGAGGTGCAACACAGAGAAACCGCCTCTGTAACGCTGATTCTTTGTACTAGGGAGATTAGATAAGATCATGGTTACACTCTGTTATTTATTGGTTTTTTCATTGCTGGGCAAATCCTTTATTAGGAACTGCTCCGCATTGGTTACTTCCTTTACTCTTTCGCCCTCGATGATACGTCCTTGCGCTTCTGTTAGCACGTTAGACAGATTGAGGTTATATATATTTTCGCTTTTTTCGCTCCATTGGCCTTCCTCTCCTCTGTTCTTTAAAAAGAAGATTTGCGCCTGGACATTGTTTTCATAAATTGCATTATTGTAGAGAGCGTTTGAAACTTCTTTTAAAGAGTTAGCTCTTCCCCTCCGAATATGGTGTTCAAATAGTTCATTATTTTTTCTGTTCCTTCTTACTGTACTCAAAGAACACCCTAAAATACTGGCTAATTGCTCATTCGTTAAACCCATTCCAGAAGCTTGTTCTATTTTCAATAAATCGTCTTCTGTAAACTTTATTGTCTTTCTTCCTCTCTTTTTAGGTGTTTTATGTTCCATAATTGAATTGTTTTGTGTCCCTTGCATCCCTTTATTCTAAAGCATTTTAAAGTGCTAAAGGGTAATTAATTAATATAGAGTGTAGAAAAAGGTATACATAATGTATAAATGGGTATATCATTACATAGTCATTAATTAAACAGAGGAGAAAAACATGACAACATTAAATCATTACACAACTGGAGGAGTAGAAAAACATTCCGATAGTTCTTTTACATTATTTGGTTACATAGAAAATAAAGAGACTGGCGAAGATGTAGCTGGACATAAAATGCGCTATATGGGTTATTCTTTAAAAAATGCTAAAGAAATGTTTAAAAGCAATCTTGAGTTTTTAGCGGAAGATTTAGAAAGGTTAGAAATATTTGATTCACATACTTTTAAAACTTGCCTTTTTGAGCAACCGCGAATATTTAACATTTCATCAAATAGTTTATTTGATGTTTAACAGGCTAACTGAAGATGGATTCTATTATCCGAAACGCGCGAAAGCGCGTCTTAGTCATAACAAATAGAGGAGAAAACAATGGACTATAAAAGAGAAGAAATAAAAGAATACTTTAACGATTTTATAAACGATCAAGATTCTCAATGGATAGAAGATAATAAAGACGATCTACACTATCACGCTTTTAATACTGATTTTTATATCATAGGTAGATACAGAGCCAGAAAATGGTTAGGTGAGAATACTTTTGATGTGATAGCACATATTAAAGAATACGAAGAGTTTAACTTTGGCGAAGTTTATACAGACTTTAGCGAACCAGAAAGGGTAGTAAATATGTATACCTATATCATAGGCGAAGAAATCGTTTCTGAATACATTAACAAGCTAGAAGAGGTAGCATAATGATCAAAACCAAACGCACAATCTACAAAGCCTACGCGATACAGTTTTTATACTGTGTCGCTATGACTGGCTTTTTCTTTCTATTCTTTTATCAACTGGGAGCGTAACCAATGAACCATAGAATAATTCACATTAAATCTATACTTAAACAAGAAGGCGAAGAAATGAGCCGATCTAACAGAGTTAAGTTAGAAACAGAACTGCAACAACTAGAACAGGGAGAAACCAATGAGTAAACAGGGCGAAACCATACACAAGCAACTAGAAGAAATGCTTCAAGATATGTCAGTACAGGAAAGACTTGAACGCACTCTAGCTAGAATAGAACAATATCTGGCACACGCTGACGAGGTAGAGAACCTAAACCACGTTAATTTTATTAATGAAATTAAATACCAACTTGAAGATATAACCAACAAGGAGAAAAGCTAATGAAAGAAAAATTTAATAATGTAGGTCTATGGGATATAACATTTTATAAATTAGATGATGAAGGAAACCCCTACAAAAAGAATGGAAAGGTTGTTTTATACGATACAGATTCAGATTTTGCAGATACTTTAGATTGGGTACAGTTAGAAGATTTAGAGGAGAAAAGCTAATGACTGAATTCAAAGATAATACTCATGAAGGCTTAGATTTGCGAATAGACATTCGCACAAATATAGGACTTCTTAAAAACAAGATTAATGACATAGAAGAATTTAGATCTCAAATAAATGATGATCTTAATAAACACATATCAAGTTTATTAAATTTACATAGTGATCTACAAAAATTTGAAAAAGATTTAATGAAACATTTGGAGAATAACCAATGACTGAATTTACAAACGCAGTAGAAAAACAAAAAGGCCTTCAAGCTTACGAGGAATGGGCGCAACAAATACGTTACGTACATTCTGATGGTTGGGAAGGAACAAGAACCATTGTTTATAATGATGGCAGACGAGAGCTATACAACCTCAAGAATAACCAGTTAATCTTTGAAGAACCACGCAAGACAAGGCGCAGAGATTTAATAGACTCTAATTCCTTCACTAAGTTTTTGCACAGGATAGGCTTCTACCATGAATAAATTCAAAGAGCGTTATATATTCAGTTTTAACTCTGATCTGCATCCCGATACTGTGTTATGGAGATACACAGACGAGGCGGAATATCAAGCCAATAACCATAAGACATATAAGCCTAAAGTCTCCGATCTAGTCATCATGAACCAGGACTTAGCAAAACAGTTAAAAATAGATATAAGACACGAACTCTTATCAAGCATACTTCAAGACGAGGCAGAACTGCCCCCAAAACGTCTCTAAACTCCTCATATAGAGACGAACCGAGCGAGGGGTAACCCTACCCCTCACTCAACTCATAACTTAGCCCTACAATCAAGAAATGCTTCTTAAAAAACCTTCTCGCCTCCAACCCCCTGTGTCGCCTTCGCTCCCCGCCTTCCTCCACAATCCAAATAACCTCCTTATCCGCCAGCCTCTTCACACTCTTCCCGACTGTTTTCCTCCCGATCCCCGACATCTTCGCTAAATAATTAAGTGCATCCGTACTACTCATACTCTGCACGCGGAAACGCTCGCAGAGACAATACAAGACTATCTTGTCTGACGCACTCAAGTCAGGTCTATCGAGATTCAGTCTAAAGATTCTCCACACTCCTTTCTTCACTTCCGAATATCTCAACTTCGTTAGACTGTAACGCACACATCCAGATTCTTTTTCATTATCTGGAACACCTGTTTCTATCCACCAATATTGATTCAATTTCTTTTCCTTCTTCTCATGTGTGTGCGAACCACAGGTTCGCCACACTATATGTACTG